CATAATTCTTTAGAACTGCAATACGATTTTGATATCTTCTCTTTGGTTTTCAGATCTTGTAATAGATGGTCTATTATCAACATAAACCAAATCTCCAGAGTATTTTTTCACTTCTGGGTTGGAAACACCATTCGTGAATGTCTGACCAAGATAGTAACTTAGGTTATTTATGACGAATTTATCATCACTAAATGAAGTATCAATCTGAAGATCTTGATTGGATCCAGTAATATTTAAAGTGCCACCAGTTCCTGGAGTTGCAGTAAACTGAATTAAATTATTGCCATATGTTCCTGTACCATCAGTATTGTCTAAATCAGTATCAAATCCATGAGAAATTCTATCTTGCCAATATTTTAGAACTCCAGTATTCTTATTATAAGAAACAACTCTACCAATTGCTGTTGTTCCAGCAGAAACTGTTTGAGTTATAATTGCGTTTGCATCAAATGATGCATTAAGATAATCAGTTGCAGCATTAACACCAGTGAGTTTTAATGCATACAAAGCACTTGCTTGATTGCTTTCAAGAGCCTCGGTTGAATTAAATTCTTCTGGATTTGCGATGATTCCAATTCTTGCAACTCTGTTTCCAACAATAAAGTCTGGATTTGTAGCATCATTCTTAATTTGAGAATAAATTAATACTTTTGTACAACCCAATTCTCTATAGATATCAGCACCATGACCACCTTTTGGTGGAATAATAACGTCAAAAGTTGGAGTTGTTGTAGAATTAGTTGGGAAATTTCCAGTCGTTAGGTCAATACGTGCATATGTATATCCAGTTCCACCATTTGAAATTGTAACAGAATCAACTTTTGATTGATTATCAACTACAATTGTTGCTTCACCACCAGTTCCATCACCAACAATGTCACAAGTATAAACTTGGTTTGGTGATCCTACATCAACACCTCTAGTTTTGACAGTTGCAATTTTCAACTGACCACTATTTCCTGCATTTAGTCTAACTGATTGATATTCGTCTGCAGTATCCCAATCAGTTGGAACTGTAATATAATTTAAGGTATCAAATTTAATAATATCATTTGGATTAATTGTGTAAAGATATTTCCAAATATATCCATCACCACTTGCACCAGCACTTCTTGGTTCTAAATCAACAAAGGTTGGTTCATCAAGTGATGGCCTGCCATTTGGGTTTTCGGGATCAGTTCCATTTTGCAAACAAGCATATACTTTAAAGTCTTTATTTACAACATAGAAATTAGCAGAATATAAACTTGTTGATAATGATGGTTGTGATACTTTGTCACGATTGATGTCATGTCTATACATGTCATAAGTAATACCCGAAGTCCAGGTATTTTTCTTCAGAGCAAATCTGACATTATTAGTATCAACTTTTTTTAAACCAATGATAGTATCCCAGTTATGATTCTCCTGGTCGAAATTATCTTTTGGTGCAGGAGGATCTTCATCCCAAGTACTCAAGTATTCATCTGGATTTGTTAATCCAACGAATGTGTAATAATTATTATCAGCAGAAGTAATTTCACTAATGAAATTCTTCGCATTCAATATTCTAAGTTGATCTGTTACGATTGCAGACATGATCGTTTATTTTCTAGTTATTTATTAGGTTAATGGTAAGGTTGTTGAACCAACACCAGGTACAGTAATGATTAATTGATTTCCAGTCGAGTCAACATTAATTTGTGCAGTAGTAGTTCCTGCGTTAGTGCTAATTCCTAGATTAGATTGAAAATATCCAGCAGTAAGTGTAACATTACCGTTATCAAGTGAAATATCACCAGTTCCAGTGATATCACTACCATTTAGATTTAAGTCTCCACCTAATTGTGGTGAAGTATCTCCTAGGATATCTGTAGTGATACCTGTTAATGAGGAGTAAGGATAACTGGTTGCATCAACCAAATTAAATGCTGGAGATGCGTCAGTATCTCCAAGATTAAAAGTGAGTCCTCCAATACTAATACTGGAATTTGTTAATGCAGCATTTGGTACATCAGTAAGAGATGCTCCAGAACCTTCAAATGTAGTTGCAGTAACAATACCAGTTACATTGACTCCAGTTGCAGTTACAGTGACTGCAGAACCTACAGATAGACCAGTATCAGTAAAAGTGCTTGCTGCACCAATTGTAGTAGAACTATAAAATGTAGAAATACCAGTTACGGTGATTCCTGCACCAAGAACTGAAATACCATCTCTTGCTGTAATCAATCCAACAGAATCAATATTGGTTACATCTTCATATGTAAGGGTTCCAGCAATTCCAACATCACCATTAAAGTATGCTCCAGTGGCAGTAATGAATCCAACGGTAAGACCAGGATTTCCAGTTAATAAATTTGTGCCATTTCCAAGTGCATCATAGATTTCTTGAAAATTATCGTTAACCTTAACGGCACCTACAAGGAGAGAGTCTCCAGTACCGTCATTTGGTGTAGTTCCAGTTGATATACCTTGTAGTGCCATTATGATAGACTAACTTTATGACTTATTTATAAGCAGACCATTTAATCTTGTTCTTGCAACGAATTTCCATGTTTATAGAAATTCTCCACTCATCAGTTGGAACAAAATTTGGATCATGATACAAATCCCCAGGAAAAATAATTAAATCATCATTTCTTGGTTGATAAAATTCCCATTTTCCAGATTCTGGATCATCTGTAAACATAATTGGTCCACATTCATGACCATTATGTTTTGGAACGTTCAAATAGTAAACAGAATTAATCGTGCATTCATGAATATGTGGGTTAAATGACCAATATTCGTTATTTGTACAAAATGCCCAACACTTGTCACTGTTGTCTGGTTCGTAATTTAATTTACCAAACAACTCTTCAGATTTTTCAGTAAATTTTGAATATAAAACAGAAAATAACCCAGTTTGATCTGTCTCAATTGGGTTATTTGATGTATATGCATTTGAATCTCTAATTAAATGTTGTCTTCTGCTTGAGAGGACATCATTAATCATAAGTTTTTTATCACTTTCACCGATTTTTGCAAAATCGTGTAATATAATCACTGGTAACTTCATTTCATCAATATCAATATTGAGTATATAGTTTAGTTCTTAAGGGGAATGTTCTGCGAACGAATGGTGAAGTAGAAACTCCAGCAAAACCATCTCTATGATAAGAAGTAAACTCTAGAGGTTGTTTTCTACTCTTAGTTGGATGCCAGTTAATTCTTCCCCAAGAGAAGTTTCCAAAGTAACCATTATCTTCACCCCCATTATCAAAAGTCAATTCGGTTGAATCAAAAGTTTCTTGATCATTGTCAAATGTACCAAGATTTTCTGCAAGATCAATTGGATATTCTACTAATGTAGTAACCTTAACAACATCAGTTACTCCAATTCCTGGAATGGATTCTGTAGTTCTATCAATATCATAAACTTGGAAGATATTATTGAACTTATCTGTAGAAATACTGAGTGTATTTCCATCATTGTAGAATGCAGTAATACCATTACCAACATTAGTTCTGGAAGCAGTAAAGTAGTAACTTGTTACAAGACCAGTAATACCTTCTGTTGTAATTCCACCAGGATTAATTCCAATATTTCTAACGAAAGAATCTCTTGGAATATGTAGACTTAGTTCTAATGCAGTTGAACCAACACCAACAGTTGTATTTGCAACAGAAACAATATTTCCATAATCACCATCATATTCAACTTGTCTAATGGGTTCAATGTATACTTTTGGTGGTTCAACATTTATAGGAGGTATTTGAGTTCCAGTATATCCGAGACCATTATTTGTAACTGTAACAGTAGTAATAGATCCATTGGAAATTGTGCAAGTTGCAGTTGCTTGAGTGCCTCCAGATGATGGTGGTCCAATTGCAATTTGTGGTGTAAAGGTGTAACCAACACCAGCATTTGCGATTGTGATATTGGTAATAGATCCTAAACCAGAAACAACAGCACTTACAATTCCAGTTCTTGTTTCGTCTTGAGAAATAATTTGAATTTGACCAAGTTTTTTGCCTGCTAGATTTTCTTTTCTATTATCAAAGAATGTAGAGGTTGCTTCAACCCATGCAACAGTAGTATCAACACCAACTGGTTGAATTAGATTTGTTGTTGGGAAGATGTATGGTTCGTACAATCTTCTATCCTTTCCTATATATTCACCATTAATAAAGATATCTTCAGTCTGCTTACATGCCATCAGTGGACGTTCAATTGTTTCATCATTCAATCTTCCAATACCACTATATGGGTTTGTGAGAAGAATGTCGGAAGACAGAATGTCTTCTACAGTTCTCTTATTTTCAGTTTGGAAAGCAATATCGGACATGATCTTAACTTTATCACCAACCTCAATTGGTTCTACAATATCAACTTCCTCAACATCAACGTCTCTAGTTCCTCTATAGAAAATAATTCTAGAAGTATATTCTTTAGGAATAGGTTCAGCAAAAATAATCAAACTACCACCTTTGAAGGTATATGCTTGATTAGGAACTTGTAAGATGTCATTGATAAAGATCAGCAATGTTGCTGAGACATCAATCTGACTTCCAGGTCTTGCTCTGATTGATAATCTATCACCTTGGAAGGAGATTGGGAATACTCTTCTAATACCATCAAATTGATCATCTAGACTATCCAACTGTTGAAGTTGTCCAATAGACCATGAATTAAATTCATCACTATGTGTTTCATTAACAGTAATTTGGAATTCGTCAAATGTCTTAGATGTATCTGTAGGAATACCAGTAGAACCACCAATTGCAACAGTTAGAATTTCACCTTGACCATAAGCATATCCATTATTATTAAACTTAAACTCACCAACAGTAGTATCTCTACTTATGAACATGTCAATAGATGCAGTCCTTCCAATTCCTTCTTGAGGAGAATCGCTGGAGTAAATTAGAGGAATGTCGGTATAACTTAATGGTGAATCAAATCTAATTGCTGGTGGATTTGTGCTTGTGTATGCAGTTCCTGCATTAGTAATTGCAACTCCAGTAATGTGACCATCAAGAGCAGTTGCATAACCAATGATAGAAACATCAGAAGAAGTCTGTGCGATTACATTGATGTGAGTTTGAATACCAGGTCTATAACCAGAACCACTATTACCGATGCTGATAGATGTAATTGAACCAAATCCAGAGATCGTTGCAGTACCACCCGCAGCAACTAGTGGTTGATATCCAAGACCAATAGTAGATCCGATACTTACAATTACACCACCAACAGGTAGATTTGGAACATTAATATCTTGACCATCTGCTGCAGTGAAATCATCAGAAGAGATAGATCCATCAAATAGGATCTTAGTTTTTCCACCAGTTTCTACGAACTCATAATTACCTGCAATTGAAGACACTCCAGGTCTTGTTGGTTGTTGGAAAATATCCTTAACAAGAACAATAGCATTATCAGTAGAGAGTCCAACGACATCTTGACCGTTAAAGGTCATATCAAATGCAGTTCTAATTCCAGTAAATTTGGTAGAGATGTCATCAAAGATGTAGTTCTTTGCATATGTCTCCTCAGTTTCATCAGTGATACCAGATCTCATAAAGGTTCTTCCGTGGAAGTATGAGTTGGTAGTGATTCCAGTGAAGTCTCTATCAGAAGGATCGACGAATGGAACACCAAACTGATTTACATCCACCGTGACGGGTACTTTACCATATGGTGCAGACGTAAAGTTGATTGTAGATCCAACGATCTTATAATCACCTTTTAGTTTAGTTACTAATGCACCAGCAGTGTGGATACCAAGTTCAGTTCCCAACCAAGGTCTTCTAACTCTCATCTTATCTTGAGTTCCAACACCAACGGTTTCAACTAACATTACCTCATCATCAATCTGAATAACGTCATTTGCAAAGAATGAGGTAATTCCTGCAGTATTGATTAATGTCAAATCTAGACTAATATCTTCAATAACAGATGTTGTGATTGCTAGTCCAACAACTGGAGACTGCATCATGTTATCAATTGTAAAGATACCCTTAGCATCTTTATTAGTTCCAGTAATCTTATGTAATGTTCCAACACCAACACTATTCAAAGTAAGTGTTTCGGGGTTGAACTTGAGAGCATTTTCTGCAGTATCAGCAAACTTAATCTTACTATCGTTAACCTTAACAACATATAGATTAGTTGGTAGTTTATCTGTACTTCCGACTCCAGCAACTGTAGTTGTAGCAATTCCAACTCTAACATCATCATCATTTGGAACTGTATATTGAACAAGTTCACCAGTGACAAAGAAGTGATTTGGTAGAACCAAAACGTTTTCATCTGTAGAAACTGTAGTTCCTAAAGAAGTAGAGTCAAATGTTCTTTCAAAGATTAAATCACCCTGATGCCTTAGTTCAAAACTTCTCTTGATATCATTTTCAGTTCCAGTGTAAACTCCATGCAGTGTAGAGAATCTACCATTTTCATAATCATAGTAACTATCCGAAATACCAAGATCAACCAATTGAAGTTGATGCGTGAACAGACGAACTTCAATTTCTCTTGTAAATCCAGGATCTGCTGGATATGGAACAAATTCCAGTCTTGCTTTTTTGGTAGAGGGATCAACATAAGTTGTAAATGTTCCTAGACCAACATCCTCAAAAATTCCACGATTGCTAACTCTACCAAATTCTGTAATATAAGCATCAGTTTCATTATGAGTAAAGACCAATTCAGACATCTGAACAATATTATTCGTCATGTCTTCAATACTTACATAAGCATTGAATCCTTTATATGATGTGTCAAACTCAAGCAACTGGATAGAAGTATTAACTCCAGCAAATGGTGAAATTGATGTAGTTGATCCAAGTCCAACAGTTGTCAATGTAGTATTAAACAAACTAGATCCAATTGCAGTTCTAGATGTGTCTGAAATTGCTACAACAGTAGAAGATACATCGTATGCAGTGGATAATCCACTATTTGGTGTCAGTCTAACCTCAATATCATTACCATTATATTCAAACTGATATGTACCAATACCAAGAGAAACATCTTGGTTAGCAAAGTTATCAGTTGCTAATGTTGAAAACTCAATATTATGAATATCTGTTCCATCATGAATAATATTAAATTCATCATACTGGAAGTATTGTAGGTCAGAACTTTCTAGGGTTACTAGAACTTTAGCAGATCTATAAGAAGAATCTATACCTACAATTTTTGTAGATGTAGAAGTTCCTTGAGGCAATGCTGCAGTTTGAATTCCAGCAAAACCAATTGAATCACTGTTTCCAATGTAATGAGTTGCAACTCCACTAATCGTGTCTGAAATAGCATATTGATATCCACTAATGTTAAAATCACTAAATCTATATTCGATTGGATAGAATAAAAGTAATCCATTATCTTCAAATACTCCAACATCAAAATATCCATGGACATTATTAGTTTCAACTCTACCGTATTGAGTTAAGAATCCATAAATGTTATTATGAATTACGTTCACAATAATCATTTGTCTTTCACCAGGGAACTTCTTATTAGAAGTAAACATCACATATTTTTTAGATCTGAACTTACTTAAACTAAAAGTATCTACAGTTGCAAAAGCAGTTGGCCTTGCATTGCTATTAAATTCGTCACTTATATCATCAACAATAAGAACTCTATTTCCAATAGATTCAAAGTAGTCAACCAAAATTAGTGAATTAAATCTAATTTCATCTGACGTTTTATTGAGAATGTTATTTTCAGTTACTAAGTCAATATCATGAACACAATTCAAATCATAGTATGATGTAAAGTCGGAAATTCCAATAAAACCAGATTCATTTTGATCAGCAGCAATTCCCGTACTATTGATTCCAAGTTGTTGTTGATCGGCAGAAATAACTTGAAGTTCACTAAACTTCTTAAATCCAGCTGGGTGTGCTAAAGTTTCTACAGGTTCTTTCCAACTACTAATTCCAACTTCCGATTTTAAAGAATATGAGAAGTATTGATAATAATCACTATCATGAAGTCTTTGAGTTTCTTCATTCAAGAAACCTCTTCTATCATATGGTTTATATCTGTCAGAATTTGATGCATCAACTTCATAAGTAAGTGAGGTAATACCAACGACTTCTGTCAGAGTTCCACTAGATGCTGAAGTTTTTCCTCTAATTACATCACCAATTTGATATCTTTCAGGGAAACTTGTAAATACCTTCAACAACTCATTTTTAATA